ATGTAGAGCATCTACAATATATTTACCTGAAATTGTATCTAATATGTTACCATCAGAGTTAGCTGATAATGCATATAGTCTTATAGAAAACCAAGAGCGAAAAGTTATTACAATTCAAATATCTAATGATTCTTATGATTTAAACTCTTATGACATATATCCTAGTTCTATTATTGTAAAGAAAAGATATGACTATATTGAAGCAAATAACAGTCTTAATACTCCCGATTTAAATTATATACGTAATTATGCACTACAATGGCATAAAAATAAACTTGTTATACCAGTTGTTAAAATTATTAATAATAATATTACATTAGAAAGGTACGATGATGATGCACATAAAATGATTGAATATCTTATGTTCCTTGCTAATATAACTATATCAAAACATCTACAAGGAAAAGCACCGCAAAGTCCACAACGTTATCATGAAAAGTTTCAAAATATAGATACTACCCAATATACTAATAATATTTATGTAGATTCATTTATAACTATTAAAAAGTATGCTAAAGCAAGGTATGAAGCAAGTAAAGCAGGTCACTTTGGTTTAAACGTAGATAGTTACACACATTTTACCAGTCCTATTCGCCGTTACTTTGATGTTTTAGTTCACCGAATACTTGGTGGTATAATATATACTAATTTACCGGATCTTTTAGAGTCAATTAACAATAGAAATCATATTATAGACAAACTTAATAAACTTCATCATGAATGGAAACTATATACATTAATCAATAACACTAAACAATACATATACAATGCATATGTAATAGATATAAATAGAGTAGGATTAGGATATCTTATACCAGAAATGATGTTAGATGGGTGGATACATGTATCTAATATATTAGGAAAAAAATGGGAATATGATAATGATAAAAATGTACTTTGGAGTGGTGAGATGGTTATAGGAATAGGAAGTAAAATAATAGTACAATTAACAGAGGTTAGTCTTATAAAACATCGTATAGTAAGTGAAGTAATTTATGCCTAAATATATCCATAAATATATTTAAAAAATTTGAAAAAAATATACAATTGAATATTGGATAAAGGTAGATACACAAAATGGATAAATATATAATTTTAACGCAAAGTGACAGCTTGGATGGAGCATTTGCAACAACAATGTTAAAAAGTGTTCTTATAAATTTAAATAAAAAGGTAAAAGTATTTAGTTTCAGTCCAAGTGAACCATTTCCATCTGATATGTTTCAAATTATTAAAAACAAAAATGTAGTAGTTGTAGATATATGTTGGGATGCTGATATAATGAAGTGGTTAATGTTATTTTCAAAAAAGTTTATTGTGATAGATCATCATAAAAGTAATGAAAATGTTGTTAAATCAAAATTATATACACATATTTTTGATGTTACTAAAGCTACTTGTGAATTAATGTGTGAATATCTCGAAATTTTACCATATCCAGATATCATTAAGATTATAGCTGATCAGACTCTAATTAGAGAAAATAATAATGATTTTGAAAAGGAAAAATTAATAGTTTCCATTTTAGAGAAGCAAAATTATGCTACTGATTACGAAAAAACCGATGAAATTATGTATTATAGTTATGAAGAAATTTATACAAAGTTTTTATAAAAATAGTTTAACAAATTTTGACTTTTGTTAAATTAAAGTTGGTAATGATCTTGGTTTAATATAATCCACGAACGGCGACATCAATTTGACATACACCTTTGTGTATTTAAAATTATTAAATACTTTTTATTTCATCTTCTTCATTGTGACTCCAATCATAATTATATGTATTATTTATAGTTAATGATTTAATAATATAGTCACCTCTTTTAGAATTTGTAGTAGTAATCAAATTTTCCACTTTCTGTTTTATGAGTGATAAATCATCAAATACACCTATAAAATATACAAATGTTTCTTTTTCAACAGTATCATCACTAATACCAAGTAATACCCACATTATTGTAATATGTTTATATATTGATATTTATTTAAATCATTTTTTCTTGGGAATTTAACAAGTTCCAAAGAGAAATTTATTTTTTATTTTAAGTATAAAATCCAACCTAAATAGATTGAATAGCTTAGTTGGAGTAAGCTAGGCCGCCCATGCCGGCAACAACGCGGAACACGTTGTATGATAGAGCGTAGATTGATAGCTTGGTGTCTGACACGGGGGTGTTAGCCTTTAGGGTCAGGTTTAGGGTAGCGTTATCAATGCGGGACATGTTGCATGTGCCTGATGGTTGATGGTCTTCAGGGTTTAGGGCAAATGAGTACATGTTCACACCATCAGCAGGTGTGTTGGAATGGTGTTGCCACGGTTGAACGTAGTTGAAGTAGTTCGAGTCACGTAGGCTGAATCTATCATGTCCGTTGAGTTGTAGGAGGACATCCTTGATGGGGTTTTCCTTACGGTCAAGGGTTTGGCCGTAGTTAGCCCAGTCACGGACAACAACATCAGAAGCGGCGGCACCATCACCAACGGTAACACGGGTATGGCCTGAAGCTAGTAGGAGGGTAACAACGGGGGTTGATAGGTCCTCAACTGATAGTAGGTCACCGGTGATAACAATGTTATCAACATCTAGGCGTTCAGATGATACGGCAACGGCGCGGGCAGCAGTTAGTTTGGTTGTTAGACCAGCTGATAGGGCAGCAGCAGCTTTTAGGTTGTTGCCTGATAGATCAAGGGTGGTGCCAGCACCTGTGCCGAGGTAAGCGGCAACTGCTAGGCAGAAACGCTTGGTGGCTAGTAGGCGGACGGCCTCGATATCAGCACCGTAAGCTAGGTAAGTTGAGCCGGCTGTGAACTTGCCTAGTTTCATCACCCAGTAGAGAGCCTTGACTGGGTGGTTGAGGTTTAGGCGAGGCTTGACGTTTAGGCCAGTTACTGACTCGTCACCAGTGAACTGTACTTGCTCAATTAGGTACTCGTGGGATGAGGTGGCGAACTTCTTGCGCTCCTCGGCATCTAGGTAGACGTAGTCAACGAATAGAGAGGCAGTTACTAGGTCACCGATGGTGGGCTTGGCACCTACAATCAGGTCATCTAGGCGGCGGAACTCGAACTCGAAACGCACATCATGGTATTGAAGGGCGATCAGAGGGAGGGCTAGGCCATCGTTGCGGTTGAAGAAGAACATAAGGGGAACGTATAGTACGTTCTCGCCGTGGGTTAGGGCAAGCTCGGTAAGTTCTGGGACGTTACCAATGAGCTTGTTGAAGCCACGGGATTGACCAACCTTGTTCGATAGATCGGCCCAGATGTTGAACCAATCAGTGTATTGTTTGTCAATCTTGGTGCCACCAATGTTGAGCTCAACTGATTGGATCAGAGCATGGCCAACCTTGTGTACCCATGCCCAGGGGGCGGCACCAGTGGCAGCCGGTAGAGTTACACGTAGGTAGGTGTTCGAAATTAGATCACCGTTGCGTTGTAGAGTAACTGTGGCTTTGCGGCCGAAACCAGCAACACCGTTGAAGGTCTGTTCAATAGACTCAACAGCGAAGTTAGTGTGACGTCTGTATACTACTTTGAAGAATGTGATTTGAGGATTACCAGTTAGGTAAACATCTTGAGCACCGTAGGCAACGAGTTGCATTAAACCACCACCCATTTGTATGATATACTTTAGCACAGAAAAAAATTTTCTAAAAAACACTAATTAATGTCCTATATATTATAAACTCAATATATAGAACAAAAATATTACTTGTTTACTTACCTTTTACTCCGTATTAAAAAACTTATTATTTTTCCAATTAAAAATGTAACCAACGCTAATCCAACTTTTTTATCACTCTCTAATACATCCAGTGATATACTAATTAAAAATACATATATTGACCATCTATATTTATTACTTAATAATCCCAACAATAAAAACAAACCATAATATAATGAAATATTATTATCATTAACTTGGAAAAAACATAACCCTAATACTCTTGAATATGGCATTCCATTATATGTTTTGATATTATACAATATTTTATCTAATAACCTCGGAAATTCAACCTCTTGGATCGTCGATGGTATATTAAAATTTGGATAAGCAATTGATTCATTACATGAAAACACTCTTAAACCATCTCTATATGACATCATTTCAACATCAATATGATTTTGTAACTTCTTTTCTTGAAATCTATTTAAAAATTTTTGACAACCTTGTCTACTTATCATATATCCATATAAACCTAATGGAAACTCTGGTATTATTAATGTTTTGTACTTTTGATTTTCCTCCTTTATACCATCTGGCATTGAAAAAAATAACTTGGATAAACCTGATAATATATCTAACTTTGCATCAGGATCACCATACCCTAAACTCCCTAAATATAATATATCATAATCATCTGGTAGTTCCTTCAAATTAAACCCTAATTTTTCATTAAAATTTTCATCTAACATAACATCATCTTCAAATATTATAGCATTCTTATATCCCATATTTATTACATCTTCCCATACTTTCATATGACTTATTCCACATCCAATTAAACCCTTTGTACATAATTTTTGACATGATGGCTCTACATAAGAATCTAAAACATCTTTGCTTAATTCCTTAGTTACTATTCCATTAAATCTTCTAAAACGTAAACCATGTTTTTTCATCTCTTTTTTTACTTTATTTAATCTATCTTTATCCTTATCCATATTAATAACATATACTTGATCAATCTGATGTTTCATATAATATCACCTTAAATATTTAATTCATAAGCTAAATGAAAACCTAATAAAACAGCTGCTGGAAAAAAACCCATATATAAAAATAAAAATGCACATAATATTGTTAAATAATGCATCACTTTTGATATTTTATAGTAATCTTTATCAAATTTATTATAGAATATAACTCCAATTATAATACCCAATAAAAGAATATATATTGATGTTATAAAATTATCAATTTGCATATATATAACTATTTCTATTTTTAATATCGATCTATTACTTTGAATTAAAAAAAGATATAAAGAAATTACCTGTGATTTTATATATATACGATTCTAAATGGAGACCAAAGTTGGTACTTCTCAATCATCATTCAAAGATAAAAATATAAAATACTCGTCATTTTGCAGTAATATTATCAATAAATCATTAATTGTACATGGAACACTTGATAGCAAACATCAAGAAAGAATGAAAGAGTTTGAAAAAAAAGATAAACAACTATCCAAATTACAAACACGATTAGAAAAATTACAAAATGAATATGATGATACTATGGATTATACTTTTGAAAACATAGGTAAAAGAGCAACTTTGAAAGAAGGTATACGGGAAATTGAAGGAGAAATTAGAAAGATAGAAAATTTAGAAGATGAACTTGAATATTTTGATAATACTCTCGATATTATCGATAAATATTATAATAATCAAACTGATACTAAATCTGAATGTTTTGATAATTATTTGAAAGTTACACAGAAAATACAGATCAATAATAAACGACCTAATCATATGCCTCACTGTGATTTTTGTAAGAAGGAAAAAACATTACATTTACAAGAAGGTATCCTAGTTTGTACTGAATGCGGACATTCAGAATTTATAGCTATCGAAAGTGATAAACCAAACTATAAAGAACCTGTTATTGAAACTAAACCTAATGGCTATAAACGTATGAACCATTTTTCAGAACTATTGAACCAATTCCAGGGTAAAGAATCAACTGAGATACCAAATGAAATATTTCAACAAATAATTAATGAATTGAAGAAATTAAGAATATCCGATTTATCTACTCTTAATAATTGTACATTACGCGCTATTTTGAAAAAACTTGGTTTGACATCCTATTATGAACATATTCCATATATAATTAATAAACTTAATGGTTTACCTCCACCAATGTTAACCAGAGAATTAGAGGATAAGTTAAGACAATTATTCAAGGAAGTACAGGAACCATTTAAACAGTTCAAGCCAAATAATAGAAAAAATTTTATTAATAACAATTATGTATTCCATAAATTATTCGAACTATTAGGTTACGATGAGTTCTTACCTTATTTTAATTATTTAAAAAGTAGAAGTAAATTACAAGAACATGATGAAATTTGGAAGAAAATATGTGAATTTAACAAGTGGGAGTACTTTCCTAGTACTTAATTTATAAATAATCTGTAAAGATTAGTTATAAATTACAAGAAAATATGTGAGTTTAACAAGTGGGAGTACTTTCTTAGTACATAATGTGTATTTAATTTATAAATAATCTGTGAGGATTAGTTATAAATATGGCTGGAGGGTTATTACAAATTGTTTCAGCTGGAAAAGAAGATATTTTTTTAACTATTAATCCTCAAATAACTTTTTTTAAAATCGTCTACCTTCGATATAGTAACTTTGCTATTGAAACTCATGAAGAAACATTTGATGGTTCTCCTAATTTTGGTGAAGAAGTTACTTGTAATCTCTCTAAAATTGGAGACTTGATTCACCAAATTTATGTTAAAATTGATTTACCTGAAGTACTTATTCAAAAAATTAATTATACCTCTAACCCTTCTATAGTAAGTTCTTTACAATTGAATAAATTAAATATATATATTAAACCATTATTCGTCCTTTGGAGAAAATTATATGCACAAGCTATAAGTACATCATCTAATTTTGCTACTGTTACTCAAGAACTTGATACTTTTATTAACTCTGATCAATTTAAAATATATAATGTTTATGATGATATATTTAGAACCGTCGCTAATACAATTTCTGATTACTATTATTTAGACTTGATTCATTGGTATCATTTTTATTTTGATGGGTTTGCAAATTCAATTTATGACCAAAATGCGACCCTTGAATATAGATCATCACTTCTTAAATTTCTTATTGACTTTAAACAATCTGTATCTGATTATAAAAGACAATTAATCAATGAAGTAGAATATCAAGAAAATATTAATAAATTAAATGAAACTATATACTATCGTTTTGCTTGGATCAAAAAATTAGGTCTACGATTAATAGAACGAATAAGTTTAGAATTAGGTGGTCAAGTAGTTGATAGCTTTTCATCTGATATGTTAAATGTATGGTATGAATTATCCCTTAATATTAACCATAAAGATACCTATTATAAGATGATTGGTAATGTTAATTCATTAACAAACTATAATTCAGATAAAAAACCAGCTTATTCAATGTATATACCCATACCTTTTTGGTTTTGTCGTTTTCACGGGGTTGCACTTCCCTGTATAGCTTTAAGATATCATGATATTCAAATTAGTGTTAAATTTAGAGACTTAAATGATTGTATCTTTTTTGAACCAATAGAAGATGCAAGATCTGATGATATAAATTTAGGAGATTATGTAAGATTTACAAATGCAAGTTTATTAATTGATTATGTTTATTTAGGACAAGATGAAAGAGAAAAATTTGGAAATAGTCGCTTAGAATATCTTATTGAACAACATAAATATATTCAATATACTGATATTCAAATACCTAAATTTAACTGCGATTTATACTTTTATAACTCGGTTAAAGAACTATTTTGGACTGTTCAATCAAAATCTGCTATTCAAATCTTTAAACAGTGGGATGTATATAATGATGTTAATATGTCAAAAATAACTAATGTTTCTAATATTGGAGATAATCTATTATCTATTCAAGTATCTATATATGGTTTGAAAATTGGTGATAAAATTAGGATAACTAAAACAAAATTTTATAATGGAGATTATATAATAGATTCAATTACAGAAGATAATCAACAAACAACTTCAATTGTTATAAAAGGTAAATATGTATCTTCTATTGATAATGGCTATTTACAAGTAATTAATACATCTCAATTAGTAGATAATATGACATTAATATTAAATGGTATTAATATAAGAGATAAAATTGACCCAATGTATTTTAATACACTTCAATCATACATTTATCACTCTAATAGTATCGATGATGGAATCTATATGTATTCCTTCGCTCGAAAACCAGAAATATTACAACCATCTGGATCTACTAATTTATCTGTTATATCCTCTAAATCTGTCTTTTTTGATATAAATCCATCTTATTTTAATCGATTAAAAAATAATAATGATACCCTTATTGTAAAAATGATGTCTAAAAGTTATAATATTTTAAGTATAAAAAATGGGATGGCATCACTCGAATTCAGCATTTGATATACTTTCTTTTTCTTTATGTTTTATTAGAAACTTAAAGAATAAATAATTTATTAGGTTACATTAATATGACTGGAGGTATTTTACAGTTAGAAACTTATGGTATAGAAGATAAACCATTAATAGGAAATCCAGAAGTTACTCTTTTCAAAAAAGTTTATAAAAAACATAGTTTATTTGCTCTACAAGATATTGATATCAAATTAAAAGGACAATCTAGTTTTGGTAATACATGTGAAGCTAATATTCCTAATAATGGTGACCTGTTAAATGAATTATCTGTATCTATTGATTTACCATCAGTTAATGTTTACTATCCAAATTCTATACAACATGAAGTTGATTCTATTATAACACAACAAGCTAATGATTTAAATTTGGGTTATTCAGAATATAGATATATTAAAGAACGATTAAATGAAATTAATGATATTGTTAATAATGAAGTTAATGAATATCCTCAAGCAGTTCACCATGTTATGGTAGCAAAAACATATCCTTGGTTAAATGGTAATCATAATCTTATAGATGAAGGTCGTCTTAAGGAATATTTTGATTCATTTTTTAGTTCTTATAATAATGGTTCAGATAATGAATACCGTGATCAAATTTTTGAGATGAAATACAATCAGGATACTATTGATGATATTTATAAAGAAACTATTAAACAGTTCTATTATCCTACTAATTTTCAGTATCTTATCCATGAATTTCAATTAGTTAATAGAGATAAAACAATATCAAGTTCTAGTATTTTTTATCAACAATTCTTAACCAAATTAAGAGATTATATTATTCAATCCCCTGAATTTAAACTTGTAAAGTATATTGAAGATCGTAACACTCGTGATATTAACTTCTTTGATATATCTTATAATGAAAGCATTATTGTCGATATTAATTTAAAAACTAATACTAATGTTGAATTAGAACCATTATTATTCTGTTATGGATTTGATGGATTAAATTATACATTAAAATCTGTTTTACATCAGACGAATAATGAGTACTTTCAAGATGGATTCATTATTAAAGCTGAGGTATTACCTCTAAATTATTCATTTATAGAATCAGAATTAACTAATAATAATGGTAACTTAAAAAATATATATTTTATTGGTTCGAGAAAAGATGTTATAAACTCATTAGATTTACAACAAATTATTAGCATAACTACTACATCTACACAATGGATAGTTACTATTACAGAACCTCTACGTGATATATCAAAAAATGCATTAGTATATTTATATGCAAGTACTTCTCCTGAAGAACAAGATTTGATGACTTTAGAAGGCTTATATGCAACAGATAAAAATCAAATAAAGTATGTTTTGGATTCAAGTAATAATTACTATCAAGTTCAAAATAATATCATCCAAATAACAGATAATAAAGACTTGAATAAATTTATACCTGTTATTTATGACAATAATAATACACTCAATTTAGTATATAATAGCAAGTACTATATTGATCAAAGTGGTAATATATCTCCTATTACTTTTACTACTGAAACAAATAATATTGCTTTTGTTGTTGATTTATTTAGAAATAATGGCCAAAATATAACTATTAATTCTGTAAATGATATTAGCAATAATTTAATTCCTATTTTTGAAACTGATACTAAACCTAAATATATATATCGTGGTAAGTACTTCAATTATCTAAATATTTTCTATAAGAATTATCAAGAACAAAAATTAGAATACCCAATAGATGGATTTCCCTATCAAACACCCTTTTCTATTTTATATGTTCAAGACATTTCCAATAATAAACTTTATCTTAATAAACTTGAATCTATACCTATATCTGAAAATGACTACGTTTATATATCTAGTAATATAGATATTGTTAATACAACAACAAATACAACAGATTTTACTATTATTGGTAAAACTATTAATAATAACTTTGATGCTTCATCTAATCTTATATTAAATAATCAAAATGTTACTAATAATGGTCTTTTTCAATTCTATTGGACAAATAATTATAATCTAATAGATCCGAAGGGATTAGCAACTTATGTTTCCAAACAACGATGGAGTGATAATACTATTATGTATACTATTGAAAGTACTACATTAAATAATCAACGTTTTCTTCCTCTATCAAATATAAAACTATTGGATATTAATTATGATGTATATAACAATTATAATTTTATATTACAACAACTTCAAAATAGTACTTTAACTATATCTGAACAAATTAATTTAATTATTAATGAAAGTGGTAAGGTTTCTTTAGATAATATTAACTATCTAAAACGATTATTCCAAAGTATATTTAATCAAGATTTGTATGTATCAATTTATGTAAAAACAGATAAAAATACAGATATTATTCTACAAACATTTTTTGGATCAACTCATCAAACACAATTAACAAATAGTATTTTTGGAACAACTATTAATCAATACAATCTTATGGAATCTAAATTAGAAACTGCATACAAACTTTTTATTGATAAAATTGATTTGGAATTTGTTAAAACTATTAAAGAAATTCAATATAATAAAACCTCTGTATTATCAGAATTAAGTAGTGAATTATGCTTTGTAATTACAATATTTGATATTTCATTAAACGATGCTACTAATGTAAACATTTCATTTACATCTAATGATAGTATTCAAGAATATCAACAATGGGATATGTATAATTATGATATTAGCAATACAATTGTTATTAATAATATGATAGTAATTAATAATACTTTATTAGTTACAAATTATAGTGATTTAAGAAAATTAATGTTGATTGATAATTTAACTTCAGGACAATTAAAAGTAAATGATATTGTAGTCACTAGATGGTCAATATCATATGGAATTGAATATGTTAGAAATACATTACCAATGATATCAAAACAAATGAATGAACATTATATTTTAAATGATATTTTACCAAAGTTTTATAAGTATCTAATGACCAAAATAACAAATAAAATTACTGATTCACCACTCAAAAAATATGTAACAACTCATTTGATTGACAATTTATGGCATATGATTATGGATATAAAACAAAATGTAGATTATGGTTTTAAAAATATTGATAGTGATACTTTATATCCTAATATTTATGCTATAACCAATTCAGTAGTATGTTTTGATGGTATTATTATTAAGAATATGATGACATATATATTTGATAAATATATTATTGATTATATCCGTCCTAATATCATATCTCAATTGAAAGATACATCTTATAATGGAACCTATTTTTATAATGCAAATGATAATCCAATATATAAAGCAAATGTTAAGGATATAGAATTAAGTAATCTGAATACTATTGAACTTATTAAATGGTTTGTTTATGTTCTTAACGGAGATTTAATTGTTTTTAAAACATTGACATATAAAAACCTATTAGAAACAATCAATCCAAGTAATAATTTATATATATTAATTACAAACATATTTGAGACAATATTCAGTATTTTACGTAATGAAACAATATCAATAGACAATATCAAATATACTCTTTTAACAGAAAATTCATCACTATTTTTTGGTAGTATTAAAAATTTAACAATTATTCCTATTGAGGATGTATTATCATATTTGGATATATATTTAATGGAAGTATCGAATGAATATACATACAATTATATAATTGATTACTTTACAATTTATAAGACTGAATATTTATCATTTTTCAGTAATTTCTTCAATAGTATAAATGATATTGGTTTAACAAGTTATAATATATTTAGAAATTTAGAAAGAATTGCATCATTTGAAATAAAAGATTATATTAAACAATTAGAATATCCAAGATTAGTCCCATCATATCAGCCAAGTATGGAATACTTATTATTAGGAGATATTGATACATCAAATAATAGAAACTACTTTTTTGGTTATAATCTTAAATCTTATAGCAAATTAATTGATTATATTGATAATTTTTTCATTGATAATGTCTTTCAATATACAAATAAATATTTTTCTTATAAATCTTTACTTCGTCTAGAAAATAAGAATGATACTGATATTATCAAACAATGGCAACAAGATATGTATTCTATGAATAGTATTACATCAAGTTTTGAATATAAAATGGCTTTGGAATGGGAAATATTTAGCTCATTTAATATACCATTATTTGGAACTATGAAGAAAGGAAATGATGATATAATATATATTTATGATGCTAGTAATAATATTGCATATAGATATGTATCAAGTGTAATTAAAAATGAAAGTAATTCTTACGAATTAGTAATAGATAATAAATACTTTTATAATTATACATTTGAAGGAATTAGATATCCAAGTTATAATTACAATCCAGTGACTGGTTCAAATAGAGTATTAAAATATGTTTATGATGCAAGTAATAACCTAATTGATCAAATCGCAATTGATACATCTGAAAATGCTTTTATATTAAGTGGTTCATTATGGTCAGTAATAGTAGATGGACAACGATACTTTAATATTAATGATACTTATTATGAATTAACAATAGGATATACATTTGATGCTAGTGGTAATATATTAAGTCCTCAAACATATATTGATATAAGTGGAAATACTAAAAATTTCATAGAATTATTATATCAAAGAACTGAAGATGGTGTAAATAAAATTTATAAACGTAATAATATTGAATATATATGGATTCAAAAAGACTACCTAATTTACAATTTAACTGATAAAAATAATGGTATTACAACTATTAGTTATTCAACAGTACCACTAGGAAAACTAGGTAAAATTGGTTATAAACGTATTGAAAACTATTATAATGATAATGACATTATATACACATTACATAATACACCAAATAATCCAGAATATAGACCAATAACTATTGTTAATAACAAATTTACTAATATTTACTATCAAATGATTGGAAATACAAACTATACATATGAGGATAACTATGAAATTATTTTGAATGGTGTGTATAATGAAACTAATGAATTAGTATTTAATGTACAAGGAAATACATTAATTGACTTAGATGGTAATATAAAATTTGTATAC